ACAGGTTTGCTGGCAGTCAAACTGGATAGAATGGGCTGCGCCGTAAGAGTAGCCACACCCGTGATCGTCGTTGCGGGCGTGATTGTGACGGCCCCGGTAGAGACAGAGCCAATGCCAATAGTGCCAGAACCTTTGGCGTTAAGCGTCAGGCTAGCGTCTGAACCTGAATCCGTAGCAACAATCGCGACCGATCCACCGGTTATTGCGCCCGTGATCTTTAACCCCGCGACTTGCGATCCGGTAGATGAATCAACCGTAAAGGCCGGGTTGGTAGCGCCGTGCAGGCCGACAGCTAATGACGTTGCAGAAGCGGATGCAACCGAAAGCGCTCCAGAGAGCACGGCCGCAGCAGCCGTTAAGGTTCCAGTAAGCGTAGGGCTAGCCGAGAACACCAAGTTTGTGCTGGTGGTTCCCGTTGCGCCGCTGGCGCTGTAACCCGTGATATTGTTAAATGCCGTTATACCGGCCGAGGTGGCGTTAGTGCCGCCCAGAGCAACCGTAACAGGCGCGGTCAGACTAAAAGCTGTTCCTGTTAGCGTTAAGCCCGTGCTTGCGGTGTAAGATCCCGCACCAGAGAATTGTACCCAAGTAACGGCAGTTGTGCCCAGCGTTCCGCCCGAATCAATCGTGCAGGTCCAACCGGTGTCGGCGTAAACGGTGCCTTTCTCGATAAACACAAAAGCAGACCGAAGCTCATCCCAAGTGTCCGCGTCCGTCGTGCGCGTCCAAGCACCCGAAGCACAAAGATACAGCCCGTTCTCCGCAGGGGCCGTCTGATCCTTAACCAGCACTCGGTCAGTGGCTACAAGTACAACACCATCAACGGTTTGTGTGCCCGACAGAGTGATGTTCGCCGTAGTAGCAGCGATACAGGATGCTTTTGCATCCAATCCCTGCGCCACATTATCCACATAGAGTTTATTGGCTATGTCGGTGGTCGATGTAGGGGTGGTGGAGATAGTTCCTGTTGTGGTGGTTAAAGCCGTGAAGGTACCGGCAAGAGGCGTGCTGGTGCCTATAATTACGTTATTGATCTGGTTTCCGCCGCCGGAAACCGTGCCACCCAATGTTATGGCAGATAAGGTGGTACCCGTTAACGTCGTGAAGGTACCGGCAAGAGGCGTGCTGGTACCAATAATCACGTTATTAATCTGGTTTCCGCCGCCGGAAACCGTGCCGCTAAGGGTCGAGGCCGCAATCGTCTTGTTAGACAATGTTTCGGTACCCGCCAAAGTAGCCAGCGTGCCGCTCACAAGAGGAAGCGTAATCGTAGTAGTTGCACCTTGAGCTATCGTCGTGTTGAACGCGCCCGTGGTAGCAAGGTTGCCCGCAAGGGCCAAAGTTCCGGTAGTTACTGTAACGGCCGTACCGCCCGCGTTAACCACTAGCGCTTTGTTGGCGTTACCGGAGAGCGTCGGAAGAAGCGAGAACCCCGTTGTGATGGCATCTAGTTCAGAACGCAGCGCCGCAGACGCGCCCGGCGCGCCGGTAACGGGGTATGTTCCGTGATTATAGAATGAATTGGGCATTTTCTACCTTAATCCTCGACGCGGTGTGTAGTGGTAGATGACGCTGTTAATCGTAAAAGGATACATATAATCGGTAGTCGAGCTGATAGCCGCCTGAATATTCTCGGCGGTACCAACAACGTCAACTTCGGTTGGTGCCAATGTAGCACCATCCCAGATGAAGAAATCCCAAACAAAGACATCCCAGTTTGGAGCGCCTTGAAAGGATGAGGCGTATGCTACCGTAGCAGGCTGGTCTATCTCGCTAGAGTTATACCCTAAATTGTACCCAAAAGAGATAGCCGCGTAATGGTCGCCCTGCATTTCCAGGCTAGCGTGCCGCCACTGCTTATTTAGCCGAGGGGCTCCCGCAAAATCATAGGCTAACGAGAAGAACGCCTCGATAGATTCGCCATCAAAAGAAGAGCCTACATCAAGCTGATATACATGCCCGCCGGACGCAGCCCCAAAATACGATATTTCCGCGCCCGTAGAGGTTTCACCGCCCCACGCGCAATACACCGGATCTTTGAAATACACAGGAGCCGCCCCGAGGTACTTTCCGTTTACAACAGTTAGGTACAGACCGTAACCATCATCAAAAAAAACCCGGTACTGACTTTCTGTCCGCGACACAGCCGAGAACGCGACTTGAGTGCGTTTGTCCTCGATAAACTGCCTAATGTTCTGCGTCAAACTTGCTGATGCAAAGTTGCCGAAGTTCAATGTGGTCTGTAACGAAACAACCCCTCGGTCATCAAACATGTAGGTCTCGGCCATGTTCTGAGCGGTGTAATCTATGGCCCCGGTGCCGCTGTTAAACGTCACAAAGTTCCATGTCGCGGCAGACGTACCGTACAGCATAGAGGTTGTGCTGCGTCCGGCAATTACCAGCGTAGCCGTGGTCTGGTTACCCGGCAAAACCAACAGGTTAGTGACCGTATCGCCGGTAGCTATTTCACCGCCGCCGTCAACGGGAGTCCACCGAAAAGGCGTTCCAACCCCGGAATAAAAAATAGAGCTTTGGATCGACACAAACAGAAAGTTTTTGTGGACCGCTATGTGCTTGGGTGTGTCGGGTGAAGCTCCTGTTGCGATAGGGACCAATGTAGTGCCGTCAAACTCAAACGCGCGGTTAACTCCGTCACAACCGTAAAGCCGCAGAGTTCCTAGCTGACCAGAAAAGTTACCCGACGCAAATTCAAACTTTCCGCCTATCGCCAGCGTAATGGCCGTCTGTACGCCGCTCAAAGTAACGGCGCAACCGCCGGTTAACGTAGCCGCTCCGCTCGCAAAATTACCCCCTGCGGGGTTAGTGATGATAAACGCGCCTGCGGCAGTAGAACCCGCAAAGGTTCCGCTACGCGCCACCACACGCCTAACGGTAGCCGTCACTCCACCTTGAGTTAATACAGCGCCATCAGCCGGAGTAGCCGTTCCTCCGGCGGTAAAAACAACTTCGTTGTAAAACGTAACTTGCGTCCAACCCGCCCCGGATGATTGATACATATCAACCGCCGTTGCGCCAACATTAGCCCTGAAAGCATATGCGTAATTGACACCTGAAAAAACGGCCCCTACCACACCCAACACCGCGCCCGAACCCGGTACCGGGTTTATATCCGCCCGGTATACGTCCGCTGCGAGATTGAGGTATTGAGCGTCTTCAAGTGAGGTTGCTATCGTTGTGGTCGCAGTTGCGGTGCCGATTGGCGTAGCCCCGACGGATACGGCGTTGGTGTCGTTAAAAATCCCCGTTACCTTGGTTACGGTAACAAAGTTGGACCCGACATAAAAAATGACTCCAGTTGCCCCGCTTGTGGCCTGTGTCAGCGTTTGGCCCGTACTCGGTATGTTGGTAAACGACACCACTTGTACGATATAGTATGTGGCCGCGCTGGGGCTAAGTTGCCCGCTATAGCGTTCGTAGCCACCTACACGAGAGTATCCCCCCGTAGCCTCGATGGTAAAATTCTGTCCGGTACGAAACGCGCCCGGTTTCAAAGTTAGTGAAGGCGTGGTTAAGTCATAGCCTCCCTGTAAGGTAAACGCGCGATACTTTACGGGAGACATCGTCAGCATAGCGCGCCGCCCCAGATCGTCTCTGGTATTCTATCGGCGGTCATACGGCGCATCAGTTTGCCAAACTCAAGCTCGCCTCTTTGGTACACTTCCGGCGCGGCCTCGTAGGCCCCGTATGACATCATCGCCCGGTAGATGATGGCCATTTGAAACTGAGCCGGTAAAGCCGGAATATCGGCGTCCGCCGTCATATCCAGCGGCGCGTAGAAGTAGTCCCCGGTTATGGTGTACCCCGCTAGCGGCGGAGGACCGAGAGCTATGGCCTTAGTGGGTGTGATAGACATATCGATAGGGCGCGTAGTGGTAGTCCGCAGCGCGCCGTAAAAATAGGTATCGCGCCAAGTGTCGTAATGGACGAAACCCATGAACACTTCGCTGTCGGTTCCTACCGACGTATCGTAGTTACGAAACGTGTCGCGGTCCCATTTACCAAAGGTCGCGGCAGTGACACCTACGGTGCCCGCACCTGTGCCTAACGCGTAAGTCGCCTGCGAAGCAACCGTGGGAAAAGACGCGCTCGCGCGCATCCAGTCCCAATCTTGATGGGCTGTTTGAATATCAATCCAGGCTGTATTAACCCAGTCAACAATGCGTTTGAGATTGCCCGTCTGACTAACAACCGTAGACGGCCCCGTACCGGAGATACCGCACTCTTGACGCATTCGTTGACAAAGTTGGAGATAGTTCATCCGGCCCTACGGCGAAGTTCCGTCGCCCAAGCTGCCCCTTTTGGATTGCGATCTTCTAACACGGAGAATAACGCAGTCGAGGAGGTAGACCGGTCGATCATGTTCTGTGGGTCTTCGTTGTCACGTTCGATAACAGCGGTCTGAATAGTGTCCCTCTTGGACCGAATTAAAACCTCAACGTACTTACGTTTGATGGTAAGCGGCTGGGCAACAGGCAGATAGCCAAATTCAACCCATCGTCCGTTTACAAAAACCTCTGCGCCTTTACCATTTACCCAGCATGGAATCCACCGCGAAGCATATTTTTCCGCAGCGGGTTCCAGCCGAATAGTAACCGGTTCCTCGTTGAACGCGAGGTCGCCCAAGTAGTCGAGCGATGTCTCGTGTTCAGCGAGGATAATGTCCGGCTTGTGGTCATCAATGGAAGCAATGGACGCCTTCTGCTCAATCTTAACATCCCCCATGTGAAGTTCACGGCGGTTTCTACGAACGGGAGGGGCCACGGTTTCCATTAATATACCTCATTAGGTTAAGCGATCTGCGGACGATCCGGCAGATTTGAGATGTTTTTCATTACGGTGCAACTGATGCCCGACGCGGTCCAGTTAGTGACACCGGTAGTGAAGCTCGAACCCGTGGGCGCAACACGCACGATCTGGTACGCCATTGGGCAGAAGTTTTCCGGAAGAGCCGGAAATTGCGGAGCCGCAATAAACGCGCCGACAGTGGTTGTGACGCCCGCTGCAGTGGCCACAATCGGCCCCTGACAAACAGCAATCACACCCGCAAGAGTGGTGCCCCAGACCAAACAAGCACAGTTGTCATACGGAATAGCCGTAAAAGCGAGGCCGGTATTCGAGTCCAACGTCGGCGACGCCGTGTTGGTTTGCGTGGCGAGTGTTGTGCCGAATTTTCCGTTGATGGAAAATGCGGTTCCGGCAGTGGTGGTGTAGGTGCTGGTTGTACCAGCAACAAACCCGGCATTGACATGATTGAGCGTAATGCCGGTAGGTTGCGAAAAAGAAGCCATGTTAAATATCCTTCAAATGGGTTGGCAGTTCAGAAATTTGAACGCCTTGGTTCCACTTAGATTTTAGATAAGTACGCTTGGGTCGAAAGCTCCGAGAGGGCTAATGAAGACGGTAGTAGCCGTACCCAGTGACGTAGTGTCGCCAACGAACGTGCTGCTGTGGGTTACTGTGATGTAGCCTACAAGAGCCTTTCCTGTCGGAAATTGAGGAAACTTCACTTTCGCAAGCGTCGTTCCTTCGGTTCCCATCGCGCTCGTGACAACACTTGCGCTGTCGATGAAGAAGCAAAAGATATTGAAACTAGCCGCCGTGATGGATCCCGCTAGCGCTGGCATATCAGTGCCCGCCGCGATAGCGACAGGCACGCCCGCCGCGATGCCCTGAAAGGCTACGGAGCCGATCTTGGGAACCTTGGTACCTGCCGTTGCGGTAATAACGAGCCCGGCGGAAGACGTAGCCACCGAGTTGTATCGATCCGCTAGCGGTGAAGCGACTTGAAACACCGCGTTGCGGTCCTTTTCGGCCGACATGCCGGAAAGGAATTGAGTAACTGTACTGTTCATAGTCATGTTGATCTCCAAAAGGGGTGGGGCCGGTTTCCCGGCCCCAATGGGTTAAACCAACGTCTTCGAGCCGACGTTACCAACAGCCATCCAACCCGCATTTTCGATCATCACGGCTTTGTACCAGATCGTGCCCGCGTAGCCGCGCTGGCCAAACGGATCAGACTTGGACTTCGCGCCCGGCGGAATGAACGTGGGGTCCATGGACTCTTTGCCGCGCAGAGCAATCTGGCTCCAAGCATCTTGAGCCGTCACGATAAACGGATACACGTCGATATTAGATCCGGTTGTCGAAGACAGGCCGGTAGCACCAATGGCCGCGCCGCCGTCTTGAACAGAAGGCAGATCGGGCGAAGTGATAAAGCGGAAGCGTTCTACTTTACCAATTTCGTTGGGCATAGGTGTACCCGACGCGTACTTCTCAGCCGGGATAAAGCCCGCGATATCGCGAATATCGGGCTCAAGATCGGTGTGGCAGTACACGGTGTAACCTTCGGCAACGGCATCCGTGCCAAAATTGCCGGAAGCCGACAAAATCTTGTTCACCGGCTTACCGTGGTTGGCCTGCAAGTTTTTAGCAATCTTGCGGACCATGCCCAGCGTAAGTCCACCGTTGACGGTCGCAAGGGTAGTACCCGTGCCGCCGTAGTACTGGTTGGTGCAAGCGCGGAGAGCCCCGTAGATAATCATTTCGTTAACGAACGTCATACGCTCGCCAACCTGCTCAACCATGGCCTTTGGGATATCATCTTCGTACAGGTCGTAGGTCTTATCGGTAAAGCCGTACAGGCAAGAATACTGCTGCATGACCACCGTGATATCCACGGGAGTGATGCTTTCCGGGGGCGGGGTCACGCCTTCCGAAGTCAGATGCGCCTGCGAAATAGCGGTGTCGCGATTGCCCGTACCGTTTTGAAAGAAACGGTCCTGGGTGTTTGCGTTCGTGGATGTCGCGCCGTAAGGCAGGAATCGACGAGCAACGTAGGTATCGCTGCTTTTGCGGGGCATTTTGACCTGACGGCCGCCACGACCCAGACACTCAAGCGGAACCGCATGAGCCAGAATTTCGCCTTTGAACTTATTGATTCGGCCCGGCGTCAGGGCAAAGGTTTGAATAGCCATTGTTAAAGCTCCTATCTGCCAGCAAAGCCAGCGTTGAAATCGTCATCCGAGTCGGCGGTTGCCGAGCTTCGGCCGTCACCTTTAGGCGTTACGGCATTTCGCATAACAGCTTGGCGGGTTGATGGTTTCGGTGCTCCAGCTTTGAACCGATCTATTGAGCGGGCGATTACAGAAGCAGAGTTGGTGTTATTCAGCTTTTGCTGATAATCCGCATCTTGCTTAACTAACCACTGGCGATAGGCGGTGTCTGAGCCGGGCGCTCCTACTAAATCACGCCATTGAGGATGTGCATCTTCAAGGGCTTCCGTTTCCAAGGCTACTACGCGTGCCTGCACCTTTTCGTCTATGTCTATTGGATTAACCGGCGCGTTGCCTGTTCGTAGTGTCTGAGCAAATTTCTGAAACGATTTTAACTGCAAAGCAGCTAATTCAGGAAAATCCTCAGCCAGATCCGAAACGACATCGTCCGTTAATTCCACAGAGGGTCCGTTGGCCGTGAGCTGTGTAAGCGTCCGTTCAACTCCGCCTAGCTTTCCGAAAGCCGTATCAAACTGTTTCTGATAGGTCGCGCGCATTTCGGCGAGGCCATCAGCGTTTGTTTGAAACTTCTTATAGTCTTCTTCGGTTACTTGGGCGTACTTAGGGCCTGCCTTCTCCACCGGCACCGGAGGTGTGGGTGGTAAGTCGTCAAACCCAGCTTCGAATTGCAGATCGTCTTTCTCCACAGCATTATCAGCCATTAGAAACCCCTTAGATGACAGACGGCCTATTCGGTGGTCTGTTAGTCTAGAATCGGCGTTGCGCCGTAAGAGAGCAGCGCCTTCACTTCCGTAATTTGACCACGAATAGTTGCAGTTTGCAACGGGTCTAGTGGTCCATCATTCTTTGCCCGCAGAATACTCGCGCGGGTCTGCAAGTGCGCCTCCAGTTTTAGCCAGAGGGGGTGGTGTCGTTCCCCATCGGTTAAAACAAGAGTCACCTCAAATTCTCCAGCTTATAGATGGTGGTCAAGTAAAGGCCGGTTAGCCCGTCTACCAAGTTGGCTACGGCGTTAGACCCCATACAAATAAGCTCACGATTAGATTCTATCCAATCCGCTTCGCCCTTCATCCAGACAAGAATATCCTTCGGATCTTCCGCCAGGACAATCTCCGGATCTACTAAACCCAACAGACCCTGGTGCGTCTCGACAATGCTATCGATTAACTCCGGCAAATTTTTGTAAAACGTGTTCAATGCCTTATGCACCGCGTAGCTGGTCGTGCGCCAATGAGCACGATGCGCTATATCCCGCGCCGCAAAAACCCGTCCGATAAGTTCCTGTATCATTGTTCAAAAGCCCGCCCGTTAGCCGCACGCCCCGGCGGTTCAGCTTCCGATTTAGCCACTTGAGGGTTCTTATACTTGTGCATGTCTACCGCGAGACCAACCCCTGCGAGTTGCTTCTGCGCTGCCAAAGTCATAGCTGTTCGAGCCAGCATCGCTTTCACGTTCTCAAGGCTAATCTGGTGTTTATTGGCGTACTCAAGCATGGCCAATTCCCGTTTAACCTCAATCTCACGCATACGCGCGTCGCCCATAATCCGCGTGCGCTCCTGCTCCGCCAGGACGTAGACCGTATCGCGATCTGTATCCACTTTGATCTTTTGAACGGCCACACCGAGGCGAGCTTTATTATCCTGCTGCGAAGCGGCAATCTTGGCCTTGTCCATCTCGGCGCGAATAGTCGCGACTTGCACGGCAGGCGCTTGGGGTGGCGGCTGTTGAGCAAGTTGCGCCAGCTCCTCGTCCGAGTACTGCAACTCTCGCGGATCAAGGCGCTTAGACTTAGCCATCAGCTTGAACCACTTCTTGGGGTCCACACCAAACGCAGGGTCCTTAGCCATCTGTGCCATTTGCATGATGGTTTGATCTTGAATAGCCCGTTCGACCAGCGCCACAGACCCGTGGGCGTCAATATGAAAGTCACCTTTCTCGTCTTCTGAGATCGTAGGATCTAGCAGAAGCCATTCGTAATACTGTCGAATAACCGGCTCCGTGATGTAGTCATCGAACGCATACCCGATACTACGCAGAAGCTGGTTTGCATTGTTATTTTGAAGCTGCGCCGCACCAAAAGTGTCCGGCGTCGTCTTGCCCGACTGACCCTGTGTAATCAGCGGAATGGACGTGGATTCCTCCGCCAGACGGAAGGCGTACTCCACAATAGACATCAACTGAGGCGTCATGTTTGGTATGACGACAGACGTGAAGGACTTGCGAACGTCGTCGCTTACCGCGTCCGCTACCTTGTACCAGATCTTATCGGGTAGCAGCGTCCAGCGCCCGTCACCGGGAACAATGCCGCCTTGATCGATAATGAACTGACAACCTGCGGACTTACCCGCGTTGTTCAACAGCGCCCGCGTTGCGGCGTTAACCATACGCTGGGGCATTTGCACCTGCTCACTCACGCCGACGCCAACCCAATGCCCGGGCCGCCGCTGCCAAGGAACCGCATGATACGGAAATTCACCCGAATCTAGCGGGTTGATTGTCGCGCGAATAACCGAGTCGTTGACCAACGTAACAAGGGCGTACACTTCTTCTTTATCTGTATTGACCGTAGACCCTTGTTGGCAACGCTCCATTTCCTCGCGCTTCAAAGTGCCGTAGTAATACCAGACCTCAAAACGATGTTTGTTTGGCTTTTCGTCTGGGCGGCCCGGGTAATTCACACTGACTTTACCCGGCCCTTCTTTAAGAACCTTATCGATCTGTGATGGTATATAACCATCAAGATCCTTTAAGTCGCGTAGTTGCCGCATAGACAAATAATCACGTTCAAAGATGTAATCACCATCTTGAACATTTTCACCGCACGCAGGGTCGGGGTAGATGTTCCACACATCAACCCACTTAGAGGCAGGCATAAGCTGCTCTCGTATCTGCAACACGTTGCGCGTCATAGACATACCCTTAACAATCTTAGGGTACGGAGCTTTCAACACGCCCACGCCAACACGCGCGGCGTCGAAGATAACTTTACGCATCTCCGCTGGGTACTGGCATTGCACCATCCAGTCGTAAATACGTTTTTCAGCCGCCTTAGCTTTCTTCATAGCTATGGCCATCTTCTCTTCAGCAAGGTCTTTTACCGTAAGCGGACCGTCTTCTTTCTCTAGCGGAACGCCGTTATGTACAACTTGGCTTAGATCAGCTTTGCCTTTAATTAACTCCGGTATCGGAGTGGGCGATAAACTAAACGCCTTGTCGTCTATAGGCAGAAGAATCTCACCTAATTTCGCGGCTCCAGCGTCTACATACCGCGAGGTGAGTCGAACAAAGACCGACGACTTAACTTCCTCGCTAACATTGCGCCGCGACGTGGTGACCGGCCCATCCATGTTGTTAGGCTTCATCCAGCGCGCAGCGGCGAAATCGCCCCGGTTGGCATCGTCGATGCCTAAGT